GCTCTGGAACGGCTACGGCACAGGGATGGATAGCCCTCTCATGAAGAACACTGTTTGGGGTCTGTATAACAGTGTGGTGGAATGGGAAGATTATCGCCCTACGCCAAAATGGGCAGAAGAAAGCCGAAGCTACAATACGCTCTTCGGTGATCGTGCTCAAAACAAGGAGCTGGCTTACGCCGAGCTTCTTCAGTTTTCAGTAGAGAACGTTTCGTAAGTTCAGAAGGGTGGGCTTTGCTTCGGCAGAGCCTACTCTTCTGCACCATACGGATGCAGCAAAACAATCCCAGAAAGGAATTACAATGAATCGCAAAAGTCGAGGCGCACCCATCAAGCATAAATATGTAGTCGCTTGGGGGAAGTATGTAGATAGTATGGATTATTATATCAAGGATCAGCTTGCGCTGGCCGAGATAGACAATGCTCCGGAGAATGCGCTTTTCAAGCGTGCCTCTGGGGAATGGGCTACACTAGATAGCATTGAAGATCCCAACCTTGCTGCCGCACTTACTGACTACGTAAAATATCTTCCCTAGTAAATTCAGACTGTTGTACCCTATAATATAGGCAAGTAAGGCAACCCAACCCCCGTATAGGGTTGGTTTGCCCCCTGTAAGGGGTTTATACAGGGTTTATAGCGGGGTTGCCCCCCGTTGTGCTATAAACCTACCCAACCCCCGCTATGGGCAACGTTGCCCCCTGTTTATAGGGTACAATAGTCTGCATTATACTGGATGCAGACCAAATTCTTTCCAGAAAGAAAGGTAGCCTATGATATGAAACTTATCAAGGATGATTGGATGCCCATGTTCGAGATGGCTTACCAGCTCGAGAAGCAGCTCAGTAGAGATTACTGGGCTGGAATCAACAAGCATGAGCAAGGGATGCACGCAGATTATAGAGCATCGCAAGTGCTGATGGCAGTATCAGAAACTATTGTGCTGCCGTCATCAATCATGATGGATCTAGTTCATAATATAGATCGCATCGACACTCGCGGAAGCTTCTTGCTGCCGTATCCTTACCTTCTCATTCAATTCACAACACCAATCCGCGAGGAAGATATTATGGTGCATATTGAAAAGAATGAGCTCCAAGAAAAAAGTGGATTTCTAGAGGACAGAGTGCAGGGAATCTTAATGGCTAACGCCTTACAAGATGATAAGTACCCTCTGCCGAATCATGTGTTTAACATGATGAATTGCTGTATCCTCTTCGAATCCACCAGCGTCAATCGTGTAGTCTGGCAAGGCACGGACAAACCCGCAGAACCGAAGTGGGACAAGTTCATGGCTGATCCAGCTGAGATGAGCAAAGAGTCGCTGGAAAATAAACAGCGGATGATAGCTCTATGCTATGCGATTAATCTGTTTCTCAATGCTCCTAATGTTATTATCCAGAAGGAGACGCCTGACCCCAAAGTGAACGAGAAGCGTGTTCGCAAGGGGAAGGCAAAGTTACCAGAGTATCACACTGTTACCATCCAAAAGTGGACGACAGTGTATGCTAAACCGAGCGGCAGGACAGGCACAGAACACGGAAGAATGTATCCTGTGCGTGGTCACTTCCGTAAGCTCCCACAGTTTGTAGATCCAATTTGGGTTCCCAATCACTTCAGGGGACTCAAGCACGGACCAGAGTCGATGCGGCCAGAAGTTTATAAGGTAGCATCACCGAAGCGGTAGTCCAGGGGACAGGGATCAGATTAACGCAACATTAAATTTGCCCTCCCTGTCCCCTTGTGTTATACTTTAATCGTGCAGTAAACATCACCCACCGTTCCAAGAAAGGAACTAAAAATGTCAGACATACTGTCCACCCTCACCGAGTCCGACTTGGCGAACCAGATTGTTGAGCTAATCAAGAATCGAGAAGCCAATGGGAATCACACAACTGTCTCTATTGCCGCCCGAAAGTTGAATGTCAAGGCTAAAGAGGTCAGTGACAACGTTCCCGCTGGATATAAATTGCTTCCATCTAGCAATGGGGATCATGGTGGTCAACGTTTCGCAGAGAAGACTGCTGCGGATGATGAGTTGGCTGAAGCCATTACCCTTCCTGCTAATAGTAATATCGAGGAAGTCGAAGTAGTTCAGCAAATGAAGCCAAGAAAGGACAAGCGTGTAAAAGTGGAAACAGAAAAGGTAGTGAAGGAACCAACCTACCAGCTCGACGAGGAAGGCAATCAGGTTCTTGACGAGGCAGGGAATCCAATTCCTGTCGTCGAAGAGAGCGGCCCCACAGTCATTTGTGCGATTTGTGGAAACCCTGTTCGCAAGAGCAGCATCGTGCGACGTGGGATTTGTCCTCTTTGCTTCCGTCAGCTCGCTAAGAACTTGAGCACTACAGCTCCTAAGCTAGAAGCACTTAGCGACGAGGAGTTTGAAATTGTGCTTGGGGATGAGCTCGGTCGTCGTGAGGCTTTGAAGGATTACAAGACCTCACGCACTTTGACGGCAGAAGAGTTCAAGGAGCGTGAAGCTGACTTGGTTCCTGTGAAGGAAGTCTTTGCTGCCGGAAAAGAAGCTGGCTACGGGCCAGGACGTGTAGCTCAGGCGATGGGTGGAGATCGCTTCCGTCACGAACCTTTGGGTGGATTCGGTAGCGTGTGGACGCCCTACTTCTACGGGCCTCGTAGTGCTTGGTACTTCGACAAGTCCATTCTTGAATCCTTCAGCGAGCTGGCAAAGCCCGTTAAGGAAAAGAAAGTAAAGGCCGAAGGTGAGGGCAAGGCTACAGGTCGCACAGGTACTCGTGGAGCCAAGATGACACCTGTCGTCGAAGCTGAAGAGTCAACCACAGAAGCCGCAGAGTAATCCAGCTAGAGGATAATGGAGTCCCTAGAGCAATCTAGGGACTTTATTATATCCGGAGAGGATTAGTCTAGGCGATGTCACAGTGGAAGAAGATTACTCTTGCTGCCGCTGTCTTTCTAGCGGGATGGTGGATATGGAGTTACATTCATAGCCCACCGTATGAAGTTAAGTTGAATATCCCAGAAGGTTCTATGGTCGGTGTCTATATGCAAAGCACGCTGAATGACGGATCTAAGAAGACTAGATTACCTGATAACGTGAAGTGTATAAGACTAGATAATAGAACTTACGGCGGACAATGGGTGAAGACCCGTGCGATGTACAAACTCTACTGCGAAGGACGAGAAGGTTTCGTTCTTATTTATCAAGTTACACTACCATAAGGAGAATTACAATGGCTGCAAAGATTTATTACACCACTGACGAGCTCATTGAGGCTTTGGAACAACGTGCTGATGAAAGTAATGATTCTATCGGCAACACTCGTACGAAGATCGAAAGCAATGAGATGAAGGGTCAGGTTGCCGCTTTCAACGAAGCAATCCGCATGGTGAAAGCCCTTGCCAAAGGTTTGAAGGAAGGCGAAAATGGAGCAGCATCGGTGGAACGTGTGGCTTAGTCTTCACTTCATAGCTTATCTGCTGTTGATGAGTATCGTAGTGATTAAGCTACTACAATAGAATACAAGATACCCTAGAGCTTCATTGCTCTAGGGTATTTTTTTGTCCTGATCAGAACGGCAGGGCAACCATCCCTGCTAGATTCAGAAGGTAGATCAGCAGAATTACCACAATCACGGCGAGCGTGATCACTCGCCAGGGTGGGGGAAAAGAGCGAGATAGATATTCAACTCCTGCGATCAATACGACAGCTACAATGATGAAGATTAACCAGTTCATCAGGTTCCTTTCTCATCTCATCAACTCAATCGTTTTCGCGTTTGATCTTCCCAGGAGGAACATCAACTGTTGCGGCAGAAGCAGGTGGAATTTCTTTATCCATACGGAAGAAGCCATTCTGCCCAATCTGCCAACCTTCCTCACCTTCGGGGATTTCATGTTGTTCTCGCAGGAACACCACGAATTCATCTACTAACTTCTGTGCCGCTTGGAAGGCTTCGTATTTTGTGGCGAACAACTTCATTTCAGCCTTCGAGAAATTACGTTCTTCTACATTTGCCATGATTTACTTCTCCTCAGTAGTTGTGGGAACGGGATTAGTCATAGAAACTGGACTGATTGTAGGAGCCGTCATAGGCTCAGAAGCAACAGGGGTATCAATACCTGTTAGAAGTAACCAATATTTCTGTACACGTCCTTCGATTTCGGCTTTTGCTGCCGGAGGATCAGCCGCCCACGCGTCGAATCCCAAATTCCAAGTGTTGTCGCTAACAATAGTAGAATGAAATCCATAGATTTGAGGTTGTCTAGTCACTTGCCCTAACTGTGTTCGGGTATTATCATCTAATACTTCTTGCTCTGTCCATACATCATTATAATAGAGAGCTTGAGTAACTACAATACTATGAACTTGTGCCGCAAAATCTACTGAGTTGACAAAAGCACTTTTCTGGAGCGTATTTATGCTCATACTTTATCCTCTTAGTAATCCGTCCTATACTTGTCGAGTACCTGTTGATCCCAGCCGTTGTTCGCCGCCAACATCGCCGCTAGGTTATTGTAGGTTCCGATCATAATTTCCGTGTCTGACCCAAACTCCGGCCCCATCCCCGCCGCTCCTCCTCTGCTTTCAAAGATACCCGCAAATTCCTCAAAGCTCGTTGCGACCTGGGCAAACATTGTCACAATCGCCGTCCCCCGATTGTGCATAAACTCCGCTTCTGCCACCGTCATTGTTGGTTCCATGTCGTCCTCCTTTATACGTACATTATCCATGCCATAATAGTGGTATTTGTTGCTGTGCCGCCTTGTCGTGCAACTGTCAAACCGCCACCTGACGCAGTAAATAGGTAAGTCTCGCCAGCGATGCCCTGCGAAAACGAACCGTTTGGCCCGATGACGTTGTTTATCGGCCACGATACTGCGTTCGATGTGCCAAAGCCAACGAGGAACGCTCCCCTAGTAATCGTTCCCCCCGCCAAAAGGGTTTGAGAGGCCACAACATTGATCTTGACGAGAAAAAGGACTTTACCCGCCTGTGCGTCAAACTGGAACGATGCTCCTGAAAAGAGGAAGGGCAACGCTGTGGATGTCGGGTCGTAAAATGCTCCCAGGCCAAGTCCGCTCGTGTTGACCGCAAAGTCTGCTCGATAGCTATTGTCCACTGGGTACATAAGGCGGAAGTAGCCGTTATTGTAGGCTGACATCATTTGGAAAAACTTTTGATAACTGCTGGTGGCTGCAATCATGTGCAAATTGAACGTGCTGTTCGGGGAGAGGGGCAAACTGTTCATTTGGACACCTTTAACGTCCAAATTTGCCTGTGGCGTTGTCGTGGCAATACCAACTGCATACGGATTGATTGTCATAACATCCTGCGCCGATGTACCAGCGTACATCCGTATCTCGTCAAAGCCACCAGGGATATACCAGGCCATACGCGAAGGCACTGTCCCTGTTCGGCGCAGAACAAGAGCCGCTTGCCCCGCGCCTGTGTTAATGATCGACGCGCCGACCGCTAATGCGTTGTTGCCTTCAACGCTCAACCGATCATAAGGTTCGGTCACGCCAGGAGTACCTGTGCCAATGCCGACCTTGCCGCCACCATAGGCAATAATCACGTTTCCTGACGAATAAAAATTGATACCGACTGGCCCACTTGCACCACGATGACCATCCATGACCAGCCAATCGCTATTGCCCATGATGCTTGCTTCAGTGCTTACACGAGCTACCCGCAACTGTGTTTCATTGTTGCGTGCGCCTTGAATGACTGTAGCGCGATTTAGTTGAATCCCATCACTGTCAGCCGCATGGATCAGCCAAGTGGTGACGCCAGCCGTACTTGTATCTGCAACATCAAATGCACTATGCACGAACAATTGCATCATGCGACGATCTTCGCGATTGGCACGTAGAATAATGATGCCATCAAACTTATCTGGTAAATCTCCCGATCCAGCTTGTAGAGCTAAGGTCACATCATTCGCTACATCTTTTCCCGTTGTCTGAATAAACGCCAGCGGCAGAGCAGTATCACGGGTATCTAGATCAGTGAACCAATCAATACGATTCATTTTATTGAACGGAGAACCTGATGCCGGAGTAGCTTCTAGCGATATACCCAATGAAGGTTCAATGGATAACGTGACGTTGCTTCCGCTCGTCATCCTGATCGCTGTGTTATACAACTCTGTTCCTGTGGACGTAATCACGATGCCCGACAAGCCCGTTGATGGCCCTAGCGTCAGATCATTGGCAGCGGCGAAACCATATTTAGTTCCGCTAACTCCAGCAAAGCTAGAAAGATTACCCATCGCTGTTACGGGACGAAGATTGTTCCAGGTCTGCGAAGAGATAGTGCCAGCCGTAGGATCAGCTTTGCGTGCATAAACTGTGACGGTAGGCCCAATATGACCCAAAACGGTATCTACACTAGCTATATCTACGTAGCCATTGCTCTCTATTCTTCCCAAACTAAAGACCGCATCTCCTGCTTGCCAATCCTTTTCTCCGAGAGCATTATGATTGCGGGTCACTGTATAGCGGAAGCCAACTGTCAATGTAGTTGGTGTCACAGAAGTGACCCGAATGACTTCCGTCTGGGCTGTAGAGGAAGCTCCTGATACTGTTTCCAGGATCAAGTAAGTATATTGAGCGAAGGAGTTGTGCTTGAGATCAATAGTTGTTGCGCCAATGAGGAAGGGTGCAAGCAAAACAGATGTTGGTCCTACTCTGACATTACCACCTACTGTCGCCATGACATCGGCAGAAACTATATTTCCGACAATCATTTCCGCAGCATAGAAGCTACGCCATTTACGATTGTAGTCACCCAAATCAACTACACTACTCCCTCTCGGCAGCACATCAGGATCAGTCCCCATCGGAGAAAGGATAATATCTCCACCAGGAGCAAGATTAAGATTGAAGACGCCTGTGGTCGTAATCGCAGCATCAATCATGAAATTCAGATTGGCATTGACCTGTGGAGTTGAATTGAATTGGACGATACCAGTGGCATTGAAGGTAGCATTGGCGAGGAAGGTTGCGGCCCCACCGAAGGCAACCGTATTTCCCCAAGTATGTGCGCCCGTCCAGTCAAAAGCAAAAGCACGATTGACAATAACTGCACTTGCGGAAACGGTCAAACTGCCATCTCCAGCGACGACATCTAGCGTAACATTGTTATTGAGCGTACCTCCGCCAGAAAGCCCATCACCTGCTATGACGCTGCGATTTATTAGAATATTACTGATAACATAAGCATCATCAAGCTTTACTAGGTCTGCCGTAACGATCAGTCCTGTGCCGCCCTTAAAATCAATCGTAATATTATTGTTGAGGGTTCCAGTCCCCAATAGTCCATCACCTGCGATAATGCTACGACCAGCTAAAGTATTGCTCAGCACATAGGCATTATCCAGAGCTAGAAGAACTGTAGCATTGAGGAAACCTCCTCCAGTCAAACCTGCTCCTGGAGATATTTGCCGTTGCCCCATGACAGTAGACAGCACATAGCTATCATTCAAGATGATGCTATCTGCTCCCACCGTAAGACTGGTATTGCCAGCGATCACATCGAATGTGAAGTTAGGAGCAGTCCCCGATCGGGTCATACCTGTTCCAGCGACATAACTGCTAAGGATAGGCAGGATACCAGGATCAACAGAAATCGCATCGGCTGTTACGATGATACCATAACCCGCGATAGCATTGATTTTGCCACCTGTGAAGGTTAAACCTGTTCCAGCGATTAGTGCATCTACAGCCAATCCAGCAGTTTGATTAAGACCAGAATTGGCCGCAAGAACAAATCCGATATGAACATCGCTAACTAACGTCCCAGGAGCCGCAATCGTTATAGCTGTGCTATCTGAAATAATAGCTCGTCCAGTTCGCACGACTGTCGTGTCAACCGACAATGTTCTATTTCCACCAAGATCACCACCACCCTGTAATCCACTTCCCGGAAGCGTACCAATGGTTGTATACGAACGTGCAACTGTGCTATTGACCTTAAACTCTGTACCTGTTAGCGTCAGACCATCCCCTGCCGTAGCGACCAATGTACCTGTGCCGCTGCCTGACAGCCCATTGATGGTGACGACACCCGTAGTGGGATTGATCTCGATGGAAGCTAACCCACCACGAAGTGTATTTCCTGCCTTGATCTTGAACGTGTTAGTTGTATGATCAATACCAGCCACGAACTGTTGTCCACCTGTTAACTTCCAGTGGAAAGATGCATCACCACTACCCGCTTGCTCCATCATCATGCCAGTAGTATCTAGCTGACCACCATCTTTTACATAAACATGGAAGTTGGTGCGTGCCGTAGAACCACTATCACCACCTACACGGAAGCGAGCACGTTGATCACCAAGCACATCGGGAGTAACATTGGTGATGTACTGCGCTCCCATTTCAATGACGCCACCTGTCAATCCATACCAACCGCCACCCTTGATGGCGATACTGCCCATATCGGCCCCACTGTCACCCACCGCGCGCAGGAAGATTGCCGACAGGTCAGTGCCGTAGGCGTCCAACTGTAACCTGCGATCACTTGTGCCGCCCCATGTGCCAATCTTGGCAGTTGCAAAAATCGGAGCTAGATTGCCATCCGCAGGTAGGGAATCATACCAAGCAATGTTGCGAAGATTGTTGGCAAACATCGCCGTATCGTTAAGGATTGACAGCCCATAAGTACGGGATAAAAAGGTAGAGATGATGGAAGCTTCGTAGAGACGGATGTCCGTATTGAAGAAACGTGCGCCAGCTACATCATCAATGGTTACACCACTGAAACCAAAGGCGGGAGTTAGACTCAAATCATTGCCAGCGGCAAACCCCCATCTAACGTTGGTAGCATAATCTACTGTGCCGCTAAGTCGCCCCATCTGTACTCTGGCTTTGAAGTTAGGAACTTGCGAAACAACAGAATCAAAGAGAGCGGTACGGATGAACGGCCCACCACTCTCTGCTAGAGCAGACATTTCAATCATGCCTTGCCCAATTGCACCGAAATCCACCATCGTTTCGCCACGCTTCACAGCTTGATTGGTCGCACCACCATTTCTGCGAACCAGACGCCATTGCTGACGGGAAGGTATGTTGTTGGCCGCATCAGCATTTTGTCGTTGAAGATAATTTCCAACAGCTTGGAACCAGACCGAAGTAGCCAGATTAACACTGGTCATATCAACAGTACGTAGCTTGATCCAGTCGTTGGGTTGGAAAATAGATAGCGTTCCTAAGCCAGGAGCTTCTTCAAACCAGACATCTACATTTACTCCGATGGCTGGCATCGTGAAATCTTCTTGCACATCACCGTAAGAGTAGGCTAGGAACCATTCTCCACGTCGTACTCTAGCCTCGTCTGCCGTAAACTTACGCACAAAGATCTCATCAGCCTTGATAGCTGTGATGGTCAACATCATAGTATTGGCTGTGCCAGACGGCAGAGAGTAGTCCCAAATGCGGAAGCCCTTGATGCCACTCACGGAATCCAGCGCACCAACCATCTTTGATTCTTGGCTGGAAGGATAGGTAATCAGTGTGCCAGGATCAAAAACGAGCTCGGCAGCAGGTTTAAGAAATAGTGAATTAGTTGCAATAATATTATGATTTACTGCGCTTACAAAATCTATATCATTTTCTATTTGAGGATCTGTGCGAAAGGTATGAAGCCCAGTCCATAAAAAGGCGGAATTCTGATTGACGGCAATAGTATCTGCAGCTACGCTGATCGTAGTATCTGAAGTCCCCACGCTCATGACTTTAGCAGCCGTGAGAGTCAGACCTGCACCTGCGATAGCTGAGTTCAGCGTGATGCCATTAACATCTACGATCAACCCGCTGTTGGTTGCAAGTTTTATGCGGATTTGTGTGCCAGAAAATTCTAATCCACCGTCTGACTTTAAATCAGCTATCAGAGTATTACCACTCAGACCAATACCATTGCCACGTCCAACTAGGACTTCACCAAGACCATTAAACTCAAGCGCACTTCCAGTAGGTTGTTGTCTGATGCTGATATTGGCCCCTGAAATCCCAATACCATTCCCACCCGCATAAGCGGTTCCAGGCGGCAGAGAGCCAGGGATCAATTTGCTGATTGAAGCGTTCCAAACAGGGATTTCACCATTATCCCAACCTGACGCTTGCACATCAGTCAATCCCATGAAGGTAGTGCTACCACCTCCTGATGGAACAGCATTGACCCAGACAGCCCCATTATATCTAAGAATATTACCATTTATGGGCGAAGTAATTGTAACATCCGTGAGATCAGCTAAAGCATCACTTCCACCAGTACCTTCAGTACCAGAGTAGAGTTCGGCTTCCCAAATTACTAGCTCACCTTTTTCACGACGCATACGGATGAGTTGCCAGTTGGTTCGTGCCGTACCTACAGCATCACGAGCCATCGTGACACCCTGATCTCCAGCGAAGCCAGTCGTCACAACTACATATCCTGGTTTTCCTACAATATCAATGTTAGCATCTGCACCATTGTAGACGCCTAGACGACCTGCAATCCAATTGCGCTCGTTACCTTTTAACCAGATATCACTGAAAACTTTAGAAAGTTCATTTTCTAGCATGTGTTCCCCTTAACCTAGAACTGGAAGAGAAAGAGGTAAGGCACGAGGTCCTCTTGTTTCTTCCTCCCAGGTTACAACTACAGTACGAAGTAGACCTGTTTCTTGATAATCATATTGAATTACTATCTCAAGAACTTGACCAGGTTTATTCACGATGCTAGTAGGTAGTTCACGTTCAGTTCTATTTATATCAGATATAGTCAGTAGCATCCATTTAGGATCAAATACATCCATAGCTTGATTAAACTTTTCCCACGGAATTGTTACCAGAAAAGGCCCATATCGTCTATTTAAGTAAGCGAACCGATGCCCTTCAAATTCATACAGAGCTGCTTCCCCATTTACTAAACGATTGCTATTTTCAATCTCTTCTGTACCTTGCCCTCTAGCATCTCCAGGAGCTACGCAAGCAATGATGGGAATTGTATTCTTGCCAGCTACTACTACATAATTACGAGTAGATTTAACAGCCATTGTACGAATTTGATTTACTCTAGGAGGTCTTGTGTACGAGTAGTGAATCTCAGTCCAACGACTGTCGTCGAAGAGACCCCACTGATCTGCAGGATTAGCTGGATTAGGTCGGCTAGGATTAGGAGCTCCAACGCCATCTGTAGTAGCCTGGATTTGGGGATTTTCTATAATTCTCATCTGCCCTTGCCTAGAACAGACCAGCATATAATCTGGTTGTAGCATAGCGGCAAGATCATTGACCTGACTGTAAAGATTAGCCTGATCGCTACCTAAGATAATAAATTCTAGACGAGCTAGGTCTGCCGCTCTGTCCACCAAGAAATCAGCTACTTCTAAAGCTGAAGAATGCCAGTATAAAAGATACCAAAGATAATACATCGCATTAGGGAAATTAGTCTGCGTCCATTGTGTAGGTGCAGATTTATACTCCACAACCTGTGAAAATCCAGGTAATGTTTCTAGTCTTTTGCATACATCGAAGAAGACCATATGAGTTCCGTGCAATGTACCTGTTGATTCAGCACGGATATAGGCTTCATCTCTCTGATGCCAACCAATGAATTGGATGTTATGCCGTTGCGTTGCCGTCACAGGAATTGCGTCATCCCACAGCATCATTAAGCATCCATCGGGATATACATTTCTAGGCATAGCTTGTAGAAAGTCTATGGCAATTTCTTGCCCTGTCCTAGTTTGCATATGATTCACAATTTGGAAAGAAGTAATAGATTCATCGGCAAGAGAGTTAGGATCATGTATATAAACAGGAACTGCCATTATATGCTCTTTGCCGAAATCCCCTCCCGTCACACGTAACTTAACGTATCTGAACCCTACAGTAAATCTAAGAGTAACCACAGCAGCATTAAGACCGCCAGATACTACCACCCCATCTGCAGGATCCCAGGCATAAGAAGTAACAGTTGTCAGGGGAGGGGTAAGAGGAAGACTAAAAGCAAAACTCTTAGATCCATCCATCGTAACTGTATGATATCCACCTACAGCTGTCGCCGCAACACCAGTTCCTGCATTTGCTTTAGGGATAGGTTTTTCTACTCTGCCAAAAGCAGGATAATAGGTATCTTTGTTGATGACGGCCCCAAGCATCCAAGGAATCTTAGCCCATACCCTAAATTCATCCCATACTGTTACATAGCAATTATCCGGAACGGTTGCTTGGCCGTCTTCAATACCTTGCGAATATCTAGACACAATCATCACATTAGTTGGAAAATCTACATCCATTTGGATGTAACGGATACGGCCCAACTCTGTACCCAACGGAGCAGCTCCGAAGGTAACAGTCATCCCATTGATGAGCTGTGTATAATTTCCCAAAGTTACATTGTCAAAGACAATGCGATACTGTGGGTAGACAGCGGCATTTCCACCCCAATTTACCTGCGCTTGCATGATCGGTTTAGGTTTATGAAGATATAATCTAAGTGTCATATTTATGCGTCCGACAATTGTACTAAGTTACAAATTCTGATAATAACACCACGAGCAAAGTAATTTTCCCAAGAAGCAGGTGGTCTTTGTGCTACACCATTATAGCGATGATAAGCATAAAGATCATCACGAGTCCATATGGTGACGGCAGCAGACTTAGCTGTATGAAGACCTAATGGCGTCAGAACTGTTAAGAGCTGAGCTGCATCTTCTATCACACTGTAAGTCCACTCTACATAAAGCCCCTGATCTAGAATACTACCATCTCCCATCAAAGTACGACGAGTAGCCAAAACGCCAGTACTCATAGGTTGAAGGGGTACTTTAACCAGAGCAGCCGTAGCTCCATTGAATCCAGGCAAGACTTTATATTCACTCATTAGGCTACCTTCGCTACTTTCTTCAACACCGTTAGTAGACGAGATTCAAACTCTTCCCCAAGTGCAGATACAGACTGTCCTGCCGAAGCATTGATTACGATTGCGCCTTCTTCAACTTTGATGCTAACAGCACCAGATTGTAATGTATTGCCCATCCCACTAATCATAGGAGCTTCTGCCGTCTTGCCTGTCCATACACCCATATCTACACCAGCAGCATTAACAAGACCTGAAGTTGTTGCCGGAGCATCTGGCGATGACGGCAGCAAGTCCGTCTGGGGTTGTGGCATGAGAGGGATTGCAGTTTCAAGAGCATCTATCAATGGCCCCAGAGCAATGAGCTCATTATTTAGATATCCAATACTAGCATCCAGTCTTGCTACTTCTTCAGGAGACGTAGATGGATCATTGCGCTTTAGAGACATCGCAGCTTTACGAGCTTCAATATCCAAATAGGCATCTTTCTTTAGAAATAGCTCATGTTCCTTAAGAGCAATGTTTCTAGCTCTACGATCAGCTTCCATCCATTGTCCATTTTGGAAACCGAGATCAAGCATTTTCTGACGATGCTCTTCATCTAACTTATCTCGTTCTGCTTGCGCTTGCGTATTGATCTGCGTCATACGCAACCCATGAACTCTATCAAGTTCTAGAAGTTGATTGTTATGATGAGTGAAATCACGTTGCAAGCGAATCCCACGATCAATGTCTTCTTCAGTCATACGATCGATATGAGCTTGCTTCATCTCATTCAATCGTTCAAGATCTTCAGCGGCAGTTTCATCTGCTCTTTCCTGCGCCGCTACTTTTTGATCTTCTAACTGTTGAGCATGGGCGGCATTCGCATCGGAGAGTCTAAGTTCGTGCGCTGCATTTTCTTCCGCAATTTGCTCAGCGAGGTTCTCAGTAATTTCAGTCTTACGCTTTTCTGCCGCTTTTTCATTTTCAGTAAGCTCTTCCTGAAGCCCTTCTTTTTCCTTAGCTATTTTAAGGTCAAGAGCTTCTTGCGCTTCCTTTTCTTCGCGAGCAAATTTCTTTTGCTCCCAGAAGATAGCAGCGGCATCTAGATGGGATGCAGCTTGCAAGATACTTTCGTTGTGCGCCTTCGCAGCTTTAGCCCTGTCCCTGCCGAACTCTTCTTCCATCTCCGTTAACTTCTCGGCAGAATCCTTTTTAGCATCTTCTTGCTTTTCAGCCAGATCTTCATCTACTTCTTCGATGTCATCAGCAGCATCTTCTTTAAGATCTTTTATTCTTAAGCCATGATCACGTTCCCACTTCTCTATATCTTGGGCATGATCGCGATTGGCTTTAGCAATGCTCTTACCTAAATCTTCCCAAATTTCTGCTATTTGTTCGGCAGAATCTGCTTGCGCTTTCGCAATATCTTTAGCAAATTCAGCTTCATCTCTAGCACGCTTGCGAGCAAAATCTTCAGCTTCTTCAGCTACCTGTTGCTGATAATCTCGCTCTATATCTTTCCTACGATCAGAATACTCTTGATTCTCTTCTAGGATAGCCGCATTTGTTTCTGCTTCTATATTTCTGCGAGCAAGTGAAAAGCTACGAACTTCCGCTTCCTGATCATCTGATAATATATTTTTCTTAGGTTGGTCATCATATGTTCCACTACCAGGAGTAGGATCTTTATAGCCACTTCGTCGCTGTTCAATGACGTTGATCACGGCCAGAGTTCTATTAGCTTTCCTAATCGTATCTCGAGCTTCTTCCAGTCCATCAGATATTCCCAATGCAGCTTCTATAGTTTTAGACATAGAAGACATAATAGAAGTATTAGCTTTGTATTGTAGAAGCAAAGCTTCTCTAGCTTGTGCGGCTGCTTTTGCCGCTTCAGCTTCATTGCGAGTAGTAGTTCCACCGCCCTTTTCACCATAATGAAGACCGCCTACAGGTGTAGGATATTCTGTATCGCCAGGATCTGTTTTCGCTAAACCTGTTGTAACCTGAGCTACCAAATCTAAGACCTGAGCTAATCTCTCAATCAAGCCATCCAATGGTCCTTTGATGACTAAAGAAAGAGCAAGACCAAAGTCACTCCATGCGGCAGCCATCTGCTCTACACCACTAGCTTGACCTTCGGTACTCTCAGCTAGTAAACCGTATCTATCTAGAGCTTGATCTAAAACAGCTTGCTGATAGGCTTGCTGCTTCGTCATAGTTCTATCAGATTCCATCAATTCTTCTTGCCGCCTACGCACATCATCGTATTGCAAGCCTAATTGATCAAGACGTTGACCTCTTTGAGAAAAGAGTTCCAGGATAAGATTCTGCGTAACGTAATCAGCAGGTTCTCCGATGGATAGCGATATACCACGAATGGCTTTTGCGAATTGCTCTAGCTCTTGCTTTGAATCGGCAAACCCGACAGCCTGTAAGCGCACGACGCCAGCCATCTGCTTGCTCTTGGAGAGAGCTTCACCTGTAGCTTTATCATAAACTTCAAGAAGCTCATTAAGCTCTTCTTGGGTTCCAGCTAAAGTTTTACCAGCAAGATTCTGCCGTAAATAAGCATTGGACAGTTCATCGGCGGCAGCAATACCGCCTATGATAGCATTAGTTACAGCGGAAACACCTTGTACTAACGCTCCTCCGGCCAACCCACCCACAGCAGCACCAGCGACCGCACCGAGTCCACCACCCTTCCCCATTAAACCGCCAGCTACCTTGCCGATACCAGCGAGTGTACCACCGAAACCACCACCAGCGGCTTGCTTCGCAGCTTGAAATTGAAGTTTCAACTGAGCCATCGTAACTTGATGGTTTTGCTTAGAAGTTTGCATCGTAGCTTTAAGAGCTAGATTTTGCTGACCAGTTAATCCCATATACTTTTGATGAGCAGAAGTCAATTGCTGCATCGTAAGTTGATGATTTTGTTTAAGAATCTGAGTAGTACCCTTCATAGCTCCCATCTTTTGCTGATGAGATTGCGTATCTGCCATTGCTTGAACGGCGACAGCTTGAGTAGAAGCTTGGAAGGTCTGCTTAGACAACTGACCAGCGAGTTTAATATATCCTATCTTTTGCTGATGGGCTTGAGTAACTTGCTTTGCATCTATATTATTTTCTTGAATTGTTAACTGATGATTTTGTCTCGACAGCTGACTGACGAGTCTAAGAGATCCCATCTTGCTATTATGGGCTTGAGTATCTTTCTTTATTTGCTGATCAACCAATTGAAAATTAGTTCTGAAGTTCTGCTGCGAAGTTTGATATCTAGTTCTAGAATTCTGCATGTACTTCGCATGGGCATTATCATCAGTTTTTATTTCAGCGGTTTTGTCTTTCATCCACTGAAGATGCTCTTGCCGTGAAGCTTGATTCTTACCTTGCGTCTTAGTTAAAGCTGTCTTCGCTTTGACGGTTTCAGTAGTAGCCTTCTGAGCTTCCTCTTTAGCTTTTTGGAAGGCAGTTCTAGCTTCAGCCCCCATAATCCGCAAGCTAGCATTGACAGCGTCTAACGTCTTATCAAAGTTGACGACATCTTTTTCCATAGCGGCAGTAGCCGCCTTGATGACAGCTACAGCTTGATTTATTCCTTTGACTACAAACTCAATCTCGGCAGAGACCTTTGGGCCGTCACTACCGCCACCACCACTAAGATCGTCGCTCATGGCTCGTCTGGTTTATACTCCCATCTTCTGATGCCCCTAGTGCCTTGCTCTGCGGCTGCTAGGATTTGAGCAATACCATGTGCTGCGAAGTTACCGAATTCTGTTGGCTTCTTCTTGGGTCTTTCATAGGGCAACTTAAAATCCTGGGAAAGTAATTGCATGAGCGTATACTTCCTTTCCCATTTTGGTTGCGTAGGAGAACCGTTATTTACTTCTTCCTGTGCAGCGTTCTCGATCACACGACCAAACGTTGTGACGGCAGCATCGAACAGATAAGCGGCAAGCCGATCTTCAACACAAAGAAGATCAGAGGGACGGCTGTGGCTCGCTGATGCCGTTTGATACAACGTCCACATCTGCTGGCGATCCCGGACGAAACCTGGACAATGCTTCGGCTGGCGCAAAGACCAGACGGAAGATGAATGAGCGATCGCCAAGATCCATGTCTTCTATCGTAATCTCATCGTCCCCTACAGGTTCATCCACGATCTTAGGAGATATCAGCCCTGCCGTACAGACGATCTTCAAGCTATCCAGCATGTTGATAGCTTCTTGCTGATCTTCAGGCGTAGTTAGGAACTTCTCAAACTGATCATCCTCACCACGATCGTAGATAAGATCAAGCATAAGCGTGGTCAGCACTTGTGGAATTTTACCAAGACGTAGCAGAGCATCTGGTCGTACAGTACGAATACGAACCAGATAGCCGCTATAAGGGAGCTGAATCAGCTCCCCCTCTTCACGATTCTTGCGCCATTGAGAACCAGACGTTACGGGTAAAGTTTCCATGATTATGGAAGCATTGCGATATTGGTAGGTGGCATTGCGGTGATCGGCACATCTGTAGGATGTGTGATGATATTGATTGCTCCCCAACGATTGTCGTCCACAACTTGCATGGTCACTTCGGGAATGGCGAAAGTACCATATTCCATCTGTGCCAGCGTGAAGCCCGACATAACCTTACACTTCGGCAACCACAGCCAAGTATCACCTGTTTCTGCCGAGAGTGCCTTGAGGATAATCCCAACATAAGGCATCTTCTGTGCGCCAGCAATCATCAACTGTCGAGTTGAGGATGGTGACGAAGATGTGACTGCCTTGCCGAGTAGAATGGCTAGGGTATCTAGATTCAAACCACCCCATCTCATTTGCACCGTACCGCCAATCGCTTGAGCTGCGATGGCTGTCTGTGTATCATCACCAGTTAGAATGGCACTGATGATTTCCATCGTAACACTACCCATCTGGATAGACATAATGTCACTTCCAGCGGGAGGGGCATACGACGGTGAAGCAGGTGCGACGCCAGCCGTCCATGCTGCAATTTTGGCATCATTAAGACCAAATTGTGGTGATCCCTGTTCAAAAGGCATTGTTCTTCCTCCTAAGACTAACTATTTAACCCAATCAATAAGACCCAGATTAGCCATACCTTGAAGCCCTGCACGAAGTCTTCCAGGCCAGTAGTCCAAAGCTGGCCCTATGATGCCCCATCTACCCTGATAGGCAAACTCTAACCAGACGCCATATTCAGTATCAGGATCATAGGACATACGGATTACACCTATCGGCCCCACAGACTCATCTACGTATGCGGTCAAACCTTCGCGAGCATGGATGAGACCTGCTGGCCGTTGATCATCTGGACGATCAGTCCAGGGAGCATTGTCCTTCATCCATTGCTCAATCTGTGGTGCATAGTCATGCGCTACGAACTTCCCCGACAAGAGCACTTGATCGATGAACTCGTTTGCTATTTCGGGGAAACGCATAGTGGGTGGAACTGTCCATCTGACTCCCATAGCCATCCGTCTCCTTAGCAATTACCTCTATCAAGTTCGCTGCCGCATCCATCCAAGTTTGATGGGAAGATAACCAGTTCCTAGCTTGTAGACCAACGTGCCTACCGTAATCCGGATGCTCATAGCAATGCAGCATTTCTTCCGTTACTCTATTGACGTTAGCTACTTCCCAAGTTCCACCACCACCCAATTTGGATGAATCGTTAATATCTCGCATCTCTCCAGACGGCAGGACGATAGCCCATTCGTCCGTATGACCATCATCCAACCCTGTATTCTGCATTACAATTACAGGAAGCCCCATCATCGCTGCTTCACGATGTGGCATCCCCCAACCCTCAGAACGAGACGGCAGAGCAACACAATCTGCTTGCCGATAAAGATCCGCCATATCTTGATATTCACTTATATCCACTTTAATACGTGGATCCCAATCTTCAGCTTTCGCTATCTTCATTAGCATAGGATTGCTATTGGGCAAGCTCTTGATAATTAACCTAACGTTCTGATTGCCAGTGGTCTTGCCGCCAAAGGCTTTGTAGAAAGCATTGTACACTTCATGCCAACCCTTACGATCTCCTCGATCAGCGAGTGTAAGGAAAGTATACGGTCTATCTACCTTTTCGGTAATCAATGGGAACTCGTCTGGATCAGTACCTAGATGCACTACCGATATAGGGAATTTGAAACCGCTATCGGCAAACACATTAGCGCAGAACTGAGAAGGCACAATCAAGCGTTCTACATTCGCTCTCTTGATCTTCTTCACCGTTGCTGCCGCAAGTTTGTTCCCTTCACACATCGTGAAGAGCCAATGCTTTCCAGGTATTCGGATGATAGATCTAAGATCAAAGTAAGATATTCTAAGATCATCTGGACGTACATCCATTTGATTAAACATCCACTGTGGTCTCTCCAGATCACCAGCAGTAAGATGTTTAACATCTACACCAAATACTTGTAGATGCTTTACCATCCAAGCCGAAGATCTACCAAAGCCATTGTACTGAAGATAGTAGCTAATCCAGTTAAGTCTCATACAACTTTCCGTAATCGTTTGGACATGAAGTCTGTTCTCATCATTCTTGCGCCAGATAACCCTGCATCATCCATCAGAGGACCAGTCGTGTAAATCCATTGTGTAGGCCAATAGCTAGGAAACTTGTACCCATGCAATATCATAAAGAGCCTGTTGATGATAGCTTCTATGGTATTGTAAGCCATGTCCTGATAGACCCAACACTCTATAGCTTGATTTACACCTACGATCTTTTCCTTGATATCTGCAACTCTAGTATCAGGTATCGGTGCTCTGGCTTTAACAATGATGATCGGCAGCAAGTAACCATCTGCATCATACGCCGCTGGTGTGGAACCTCTGTTAACGCCTTCATTGGGAAGGCTTGTGTAAGGATAGATTCCACCAGTCGCCAAAGCCATCAGAGCAGAGTCAGTCTCCAGATAGGCAGTAAACGTTTCTTCTACTGTTGTGGCTGGAGCTAACTGCGCTCGATAACTAGGCGGCATCTTCCGTCCCATGCAACATATCATGCACGAAAGCGATCAGGTCAGATACGTAGTCATCCGAGGGTGTGAATCCATACTTCTCCTCGATTTGCGCTGACACCATATCGATATCGCTATCGCGATTAAGATTCTCGAAGCTGAACTCTTCAGGTTCTTCTTCCTCGATAGGAGGAGCTTCTTCCTCGAAAGGTTCTTCTGGTTCTTGCATTATCCGTATGCCTCCCAAATTGTTTGGATTTCGCCAAGTGTAGGGATGATATCTATACAACGATATTGATCACCTTCATAGACGAAAACATAGTTTTCCTTAATGTCTGTGTTCGGCAAGGTAGCGTGATTACGAATACCATATACAATGACCTTGCGCTTAGGAGCTGTACCTGCTGTACTCATGGAAGGTGTTGCCGTGTTGTCGCTTTCCACTCGTACCGCTTGTCCAGGAAGCTTCACGCCAGAAGAGTTTTTGAAGATTACCATCAGAGGATTTTCCTGGATTCTACGCCAAGATTCAGCAGCAAAAATCTGCTCTCTTATTGCTCTACTTCTAGGAGTAGCTATAATACCAGTTATCCAGGATTGTAAATCTACCATGTGTATCCCCAAGGATATTCCTTGACGCGAGGCGGCTGTTGCATCGGCTTGCCGCTTCTGACAGCCCCGCTTTCACTAGCCGAGATTTCTGCTATCTCTAACTTGGCTTCCCATCTCTCAAGCTCCTTAGCGAGCTGTGCATATCGTTGCGACGCCTTCTCTGATGTTCTGTTCTTCTGATAATCTACTTCATTAGCAGCTTGCATCAAGAGACGGCGCAACGATATAACTCTGGTAGCTATCGTTACAGAAGTAGGGTCATTGTACTGCTCGCCAGCTTCCAGGAAGATGTCATCTATAACTTCATTAGATAGACTTACCTCATCATCTGGCAGAAAGCCCAAATCCATTCGTAATCGTTGCTGCTCTAGCGTTGTAGCCATGAGCTACTCCTCAACTACTAGGTAGGCCAGGTGATCTCTTCGGTGGCACGCAGGACGTTAGCGTAGATGCCCAACCACACATCCCACACAACCTGATCCATAATGAAGCGGCTCACATCAGCGTTGCCCATGACTGATTCCAGCGATTGCTTCACAAGGCTTTGGAAATCCTGTTCCTTGTAAGCTGTGCTGATCAGATAAGCCTTGCCGAGCGTAACGCCAGGATAGGCGACGGTCTTCTTACCACGCACACCAGACCAGCCAGAGTACCCGATAACGCTAGAAACAAAGTTGACTGCTGCCGAATCCAGCGCAAAGCCTTCCTGAGGAACACGAGTCAACATGCGCTGAATCATGAAGGTCTGGGCAGGGTGACAAAGCAAGATATATGGCCCACTACGAGGATTGACTGGATCGGTCTGGGAAGACACGACAGCACTTTCCAATGTGAGTGCCCAATCTTCAGTGGTGGTGACACCCGAAGTGACAGCCGCCGTCTGATTTGCAGCCGCATAGGTCGCCGTAAGAATGGGCGAAAGATGCAGGTGATTCATCAGCGCATTATGGGCTTCACCAACTGCACGCTCGATGCGAGCAATCTGCCAAAGCTGATTGAACATCGTCAGCTTCTTGCTGTACTCCAGACCAACACCGAACTGACGTTGGGAAACTGAAGCTTCGGCAGAGCGCACATGGCCGAACTTGACTTCACCGCCTTCGAAGATTTCCTCGAAGATGAAGCCTCCTGGCCCCCAATTCTTGATGGTCAGGGTTTCTGGCAGCGAGGAATCTACGATGATGTCATAGATTGGTTCATAGAGGGTCGGCACACGGACACGGCCAGCATCAACCTCATAGCGGACGCGAGTATACCAATCCGCTGCGAAATCATCTGCACCAATGAACTCGTAAACGCTACGTCCCCCACCCTGATTGATTTCCCGAAGGTTCTTGGAAAGATCAAATCCAGGAGCGAATTGCATATACGGTTTGTCTACAACATCAGAATTTCCTAAATACTTTACAGGCATTTTCGTTATCTCCTATGCTCAGCTCAACTAAATCAAAAGTAAAAGATTAACTCGCATAAGCCATTGAGTTAGCGGCGAGCATACGACCGATCACGACGTTGTTGGCATCCTTAGCTTCCATCGCCTTGAAGAAGGCAACAGATCCAGCCGCTGGAACCTTCGTGTAAGCTGCATCTTGTGGCGTGTGACCAGTCACAGAAGCCAAGACCAAGTAAATGATCTCACCCTTCGCAACGGCCAGAGCAGCAGGAACCGTGAATTGATAGGCACGATCATCGATCGCGATGGCAATCGTTTCACCGATCTTACCATCACTTTCTGCGATGCCTACCCATCCTTGCGCCACCACAACCTGACCCTTCGCGACAGCAGCGGTGAGGGTGACGTTTACAGCTTTCCCATCATTGTCAAAATACGACAGAAGTCCGGACATTTCTTATCTCCTCATTCCTTGTGATATATCTAAAGTCTTACTTAGTTGCTGGTAAGACGAACCAAGTGCCCTTCATGCCAGGAACCCCGCCACTTTGGGTTGAAGACTGGCTCTGCGTTGGAGTGGTTTGCGACGGCCCCATTGTTTCTTGGAGTTCCAATTGCAGAGCCTTCTTCACCGACGGGCGATTGAGAACTTCAGCGTAGATGGTATCTACCTCTGCCACTGTCTTCGGGGCTTTGGATTCTACCAGTTCTACCACCATCTCACGGATGCTTTCAACCTTCACAGCTTTATCGCCTGTGCTACTGATCTCAACGATACGAGCTGTGACGGCATCCTTCTCACGTTGAGTATCACGCTCCTGGATTTTCTTAACTTCGGTTACAATATCACCGTCGCCAAGTCCAAGACTCTTGCGAATGTCTGCCGTAAACTCTTGGATAAGTGCAGCCTTGACTTCGGCAGGGAGAGAGGCAGCATCAGTCGCTTTCATTTCACGGAGGGCTTGCGCCTTTTCTTCTTCTGTCATTTTCTTAGCTCCTTGTGTTCTTACGACTATGATGCCACCCTGCTCTGCCATTTCACGGGTCAAAAGCGGAACGGCAGCAAGGTCAGCGATTCCAGCACGATCTGCTGGAGCAATATCTATTTGATTAAGACGCAGCGTAGAAGCGATCATCTTGTGTGCGCCTAACGCATCGTCCCAAACACCCTCACCTGTGGCATCAATGGAAGTAGCAATCTTGCTTCCAGTTGCTCGGTAACGTTGCAGACGTGAGCGAGATTCACCCATAGGTAAGAAGCCCTTGCCCAAAAGGTATTCCTTGACCCGCATCGCTCCCACCCAATGAACTGCTTCTGGCGGCATTGCCCATCCCTTTTGATCTGAGGATAGATGCCCCATTAATCCAATAGGCTTGCGGTCTGCAACCTGTCGCTCAAGCTCCAAGAGGAAAGCTTCATCGTAAAATCTACGATTGCCAGACAAGACGTTCGCCTTACCAATTGGTAAGGTAACGAAGACAGGCTTGGCTTCACCGTCAGTGAGTTCCTGGAAATCCACATCTTTGAACAGCGGAATTTCGGGGAAGGAACCCTGAAACTCCGAGATGATGAGGGTATCGTGGAACGCACCAGTTACGTTTTCTTCAGCCATGAGACCTCCTTACGAAATCTTCCCTGTCGAGCTAGTGGGTGAAGGGGGTGGTGTAGATGACGATGGCTGTGATGGAATTCGCGAAGAAGGTTGCTGTGATGGCTCGGTAGAATCATCCACCGTATTAGTAGCAGATTCCCCTTGCTTTTCCACGAGAGCAACAATTTCAGCTTCCGCCGCTTCCGTCACACGCTCGCGATTCTTATGCGCCTTCTCGTACTCTAAGATCGCCATGAGTTGCTCTTGCGGCAAGCCACTCTTCACTAGCTTGAGGACTTCCCCCTCAGTCAACTTGTCGTATCCAGGAACAGGTTCCTGTCCCGCAGGAGGCGGTACGGCTGGAGGAGTGATGGTGCTTTGAGTAGGATCAACCTCTGCGGAACCTTCTTCTGTTGTATTCATATTAGGATCTCCTTTAATGGTATAAGGTGCGGCAGAAGATATAGGCTGAATCTTTCTGGGTTCCGGAAGTTTAATCTTCCGAATATCCTCTTCCTTCATATTGTTACGCATAAGACCGTCGAGCTTGGCTTCCAGCGCAGCCAGCGAATTCTGAACTCTAGTCAGCTCTTGCTCTACTCGCTGGGATTCCTTTGACATCGTCATCTTCTTCTCTCCTTATATGTCTAGCGTTTCTATTTCCAACTTTAGTGCAGGAT